ATAATGTTGCCGTCAGTATTAGCAAGAGCAGCAATGGCTGTCAGGTCAGCATCAAGAGGCTGTTTGTTATTAAGCTGTGTCTGGATAGCACTGGTCACTCCTGAGACATAGTTGAGTTCTGCACCAGTGGCTGTGATAGCTGTGCCGTTGAAGTCAATAGCATCAACGTAGGCTGTACCGTCTACATAGAGATTACGCCATTCCTTAGCTGCTGTGCCTAAGTCGTAAGTATTATCTACATCCGGGGTGATGTGGGAGGCTACATCAGCGGTCAGGGTAATGCTGTCAGTATCAGAATCACCAAAAGTCAGGTTGCCTGTGATAGTAGCATTACCAGTTACAGCTATATCGCCACCAATAGCCAAGTTACCTGTAATGGTAGCGGCATCCATGTAGCCATGTGACCAGTAATTAGAGGCATCCCCAAGAGTGTATGTGCTGTCTGCACTAGGGATGATGTTGGAAGATACGTCTGCTGTAATAGTAACAGTATCTGTTGCGGCATTACCTAGTGTGGTATTACCTGTAACAACCAAGTCTGACGCTGTTAGTGTGCCTGTAAAAGAAGGGCCACTTTTGTCTGCTTTAGTAGCAATAGAAACAGCTATGTTGTCAAACTCAGTATTGATTTCTGTGCCTTTGACAATCTTAGCAGGATTACCAGAGGGCAGCGAGTCTTTTGTAGCAAAATTCGTTGTTTTAGTATAGTCGGTCATTTAGTCCTGCCCCTTCTTGACTGTGACGCTTTCACAGCTTTCAATCGTTGTTCGGCTTCTTTCTTTGTCTTAGAGTAGCCCGGTACATTGACTATCTTCCAACCTTTAGATGTCTTCTGTATCGGCATAGTATTCTTCTTAATTAGTTAAAGTTGCGAGGGGGCTTTTACACCCCCCCGTCTTACACTTACTGCTTAGGCGTTGACAGCCAGTACGAAACCAGCATCAGCACGGAGTACACCAGTACCGTACAGAGTATCGGCAGTGTACATATTAGCAAGATATTCCTGCTTGTACTGAGTCTGAGAACGAACACCCATCTGCTCAACAAGAACCATAGTATCCTTGTGAATCAGCATAGAGGCTTTGATAGCATCACCAGCGGTGTTGTCAGCAGCAGTTTCAATAACAGGACAGTTAGAGGAAACATATACGTCAATACCGTACAGGTTACCAATCAGACCGTTAGAGACACCACGACCATCAACAAAGTCAGATGATACATAGCGGTCAATGCCCATGATTGCATTGCGGAGGCTCGGCGGGATAACAAATACACGACCGTCCATAGGAACGTCAGCATCGTCAGCCAGCTGGATGAAATCACGGAAGATAGCATCAGTGAATACATCGGAAGTTGTTACAGTGTCAACAGCATAGGCTGTCAGACCTGTAGAAGCATCCGGGAAGTAGCAAGCACTGTGTACCCAGCTAGAGCCGTTACCGTTGCCAAGAGACTTGCCCAGAGTAAACAGGTCATCATCAACCTGCTTTGCCAGAGCGTAGCCAGCATCACCAGTGTAGAAGCTACGCAGTGAGGCCAGAGCCTGAACGTCAGTGATGTCTTCAATAAGACGAGTGTACTCAAAGTGCTTATCAATAGTGATAGACACTTCGCTCTCTGTATCCTGCTGCAAGGTAACAGCGGTATTCGCAGATTTGGCATTAGCCTGACCACGAATGGGTTTCGGGATGTGCAGAGTGTCACCCTTCTTACCAGACATAGACATCTTGGTAACGAGGTTTGCAAGAACAAGATTCTTCTGATAGGCAGCAATTACCTCATCAGACCAAATCTCAGGTATAAAAGTTGCTGCTGAAGAATTATCAACAGCCCCGCCCATTGCGGGATAAGTGGAAGTAGTAAGAGCCATGTGAATCTCCTAATGGTTAGCTCTTGACCCTCCCCTCTGCGTAAGCCTTCAGAATCTCATCTGATAGTGCTTGGTAGCGAGCAGGGTCAGTTCTCATAAGATTAATAATGTCTGCCCTTCTGTAGATTTTCCTAGAAGCCTTTTCGCTGCTACCACTAGAACTTCCAGTAGAAGCTGCTTTAATCTGCTGCTTGCGCTGAGACTGTTCAGCCTTAGCAGTCGTACCTAGAAGTTGCTGACGCTCTTTCCAATTAGAGAAAAGCTCGTCTGCCGCCTCAACGTCAAACTGCTGGTCTGCTTGCTTAAGCAAACGAGTGCGCATAGTAGAGCTGCTTACCCACTCCATGAACTTAGAATCCTGTAGGATACTGTTCATGTCTGGATGCTTCGTCTGAAGCTGTGCCAGAGCTGTGGACTTACGGTACTCCTGCGCCATCTGCCTTGCTTCTTTAACAGACGGGTGATTGTCTATAGCCTTGCTTACAGCCTTGTCAGGCTCTGCAAAGAAATCTACTTCTTCGACAGGTTCTTGCTTTTGTGCGAGTTGTGTCTGCTGATTGATGTACTCATCTACCACTCGCCGCAACTCACCTACTTCAGAACTCTGTTTACCAACAAGCCTTTCAGCCTCTTGGTGCATCTGTACAAGTTCTTCAACAGACTTGTTACGGTACTTGTCTGGTATTGAGCTACCCTCTTCTTCTGCAACTTCTTCTACAGCTTCAAAGGACTCAGTAGAGACATCCTCTTTCGGACGCTCATCAATAAATTTAGCCATTATTAAACTCCGTGCTAAAACATTGTGGATATTGGCTTATAAGTTTCCCCGGAAGGGGAAGTTAAGGAAGGGCTATTCGCTTGTCTTCCTCTCGTGTTTTATCTTCTGCTCTCGCTGCTTGGCCCATCTCATAGTAGCTCCGGGAAAGTCACCAGAGATATGGTCTAGCTTAGAACGAACAGCAGATATTTGCCTAAGTGCTTTGTTACCACAAACAGGGCATTCAATATCTGTCGTGTCAGACTTGACTAGCTTTTCTGTAACGTGATTTGAATCACACTTAAAGTCAAATAGCATCATCTTCGTTATCCTCAGACTCTGCTTGTTCTTTTGCAGTAATCATTAACTGCTCAAGATTTTTTAGGTTAAAAAAGACTGTAAGTTGTCCCTTCCGATAGAAAAGGTCTTGTTCGTCTTTAGTAGCCTCTACGTTATTCAGTTGTTCTATGTTGTTATCTACTTCTCCGATTAGCTGTTTCCAGCCTTTTGTTCTAAACAACTCAAAGAAGTTACTGTAGTATTCCTCTAATTCTTTATCCATTTCACCGCCATTATTTTTTAGGTTTTGTTCTCTTTGCAGTCTTTGCTGCTTTCTTAAAAGCTGCATCAGTGGGCGCACCTTTAGAACCGGGTTTACGCATCTTCTCTTTAGACCCAGCTTTAATTCTCTTTCTCTTTGCATGGATATTAGCGTAAAGACCTGCCACAATTACCCCCACTGTTTCCTAGCTTTTGCTTTAGCATTTTTAGAAAGACTGCCATAGTGGTATATCTTCTTTGACTTCTGAGACATTGATGCACCAGTCATTAAAGTACCATCAGGATGTTTATGATAACTCCCTGAGTGGACAGTACCGTCCTTAAAATAATGTTTAACGCCTTTAGCCATTAGTAGGGCTTCTTAATCTTTTTCTTTTTCATATCAGTTTAATGTATATTGTTTACTTGGCTTAATTCTTTTAGTTCATAATTCTTTTGTATTGCTAATTCTTTATCTACATACTCAAACATCTTTATTACTTCTTCTACAGACCAAGTACCGTTAGTGTTCTGTATAATAAAAAACAAGACATCTATTTCGTCAGCTTTGTATTCCTTCATGTAGTCTTCCTTTCTTTAAGGACAGCTAAGGAAGCCTGTTTGCTGGGTGTTTCTTCTAATTGTCGTATTACGTTATATATCTCAACCACCTGCTTTGGTGTGTACTGACCCCCTGTATACTCTAAAATAGTAAGTATTAAAGTCGCTGGGTCAGTTGTGTACTTCATTACCATTTAACCTTATCAGCCCAGTACGCCGCACTCATCTTTCCTTTGTTGATGTTCTTAGCGTGTCTGGCTTTAAAAGATGCTCTACGAGCTTTCTCTTTGGCGGTAGAAGGATTCTTACCAGCCCCAGAGACACCCTGCTGTCCAAACCTGATAGTCTTTACGTTATCGCCTTCTTTGGCTACAACGACATGAGACTTAGTTGGATGGCTCGGAGTCCTCTTCGGCTTGTTGTACCCGCTTACCCCTGCCCTTTCCAGTCGTGGGTCTTTCTTCTTCTCTGGCATTTTCTAACTCCGCTATGCGGTTATTCAGACGTTCAAACTCAGCGTTTACCTGTGTTACTACTGCTTCTAGTTCGCGATGACTAACCATTGGCTTGCTCCTTTACAGCTATTTCACGTTCCTTCAATAGCGTATTGGCTACTTTAATCCTACGCTCAAACTCTTTATCGTCTTGGTCACCAGCCTTAAGATTAGTAGATAAAGCCTTCAGCCTGTCATTCTCAAGCTCAATAGGAATAGCCTGTGTCTCGGCAGCAATCTTCTGTGCCCTTGCCTGAGACTCAGCAGCCTG